ATAACCATATAACCAAATGGAAATACTAAAGGAGGTAGCTGATCAATGTACATATTACCTTTTGGCTTAAATATATCTTCTTCTAAAATTATGTCATCACCTAACTCATCAACATCAACTAAGCAGAAATCTACTATATCTTCAAACTTTTTATTTATAGACATTATCCTCCTATTCCACCAAGTAGTTGAGCTATGCCTGGTGGAGCACCTTGTGGTGGCAAGGCACCTCCTCCAAGCAATTCTTGTTCAGGTTGTGGTATCTCTGGCTCTTCTGCCGTAAAGAACTTATCTAAGATATTTTGCATATCATCTGGATTCTTTCTTATCTGCACAACAGCCATAGTTGCCTTTGGATCGCCCTGTTGGGCTTGTGCTAACAATGTATCAAACAATACACTGTCTGCTTTTTCTTTTGTAATTCTATCGTTAACTCTGACAAGGTTATCTAAACCATCTAGGTTCTCTTGTAGTGTTTGTCTATCAATAATGCCAGCTTGTAGTAACTGTAATCCTGTCACTATCTTCTGTGGTTCATCATATCCAGCCATAGCTCCATACACTCTTCGTGTCTTATAAGAACTAATGTCTTTTGCTGGATCGTATGTTTCTGAATAAAAAGTATTGTCCATATAGCCAGATAGAGATTTATTCATACCACCATACATCTTTGCATCCCACTCTAATCTTTTACCATCAATCATTTCTATAGCATCAGACATTACTGTATGATACTCTCTAATCATTAGTGACATAGATGCACCGAGTTCTTCAAGTCCTCTACCAGTAGCAAATGCTAGTGGTGACTGTGAATCATCAGTTGTCGGATATGAACCACCAACACGAAGTTGTCGTTCTATTCTATCTATCTGTTGGAAAATTTGATAAGGAACATTAGAGGCAGGTTTACTTACTTGTGTACCTGGGGCTAAATAGTTAACAGCAAATCTACCTTTACGATATTGTCCTGATTCTATTTCTCCTGATATGTTTGTTTCTGTAAAGACTGCATCTTCCATTGCTATTATTGACATCACATTAATCTTTGCCATAGAAGCCATAAGTCCTATGATCTGGTCATACTGTCCTTGCAATCTGTCAAAAGCAAATTTCTTTGCAATAACAAATGCAGGTCCACTATCAAGTGGGTTTGGTATGAAGTCAAGAATAGTTGCAGAGGTCATATGAAAAATGTATGTACCTTCTTCATTGTAATACTCTGCTATTAAGTCGCCCTCACCATTTGAGTTTGCCCAAGAGCCGTTATAAGAATCTGTGTATGCAGAAGCATAAGCATTACCAACACCTAGAGTGTTTGTTTGATAAGGATCTTTAGACATAATCTTGTCTGAAAACTTTGGATATACTTTTGCCAAAGATTCTTTAGGTACTCTACGAACAATAGCCATTTCTTTTGGTTGTTGGTCTGCACCAAAGTAACCTGGGAAACAGTTGTATGGATCACGAAGTTCTGCACAAGGATATGGTGTTCCGTTAGCATCTCTCTTTTCTCTAATTACCCATACAGCAAAACCATAGCCAGGTAACCATCTACCTACTTGTGGCATTTGTAAATCTAATTTCTGTACCTCATCATAAGCATTAACAATTCTGCCAATTTTTTCAGCTTTCATTCTTGCTCTGTCAGAATCTTTACCATTAGGTACATCAACTTTTAAGTTAGGAATACGACCAATCTTTTGTGACAAGTGTTCTAGTCCAGACATCATAAGGTTTGGTACAGGTACTTGCCAATCTTGGAAACCTTTAAGGTTATCTCCAAGCAATGCCTGAATACCATCTGGTCCACCATTCATAATGGCACGAATACGACCACGAGTAGAGTATGCACTCTGGTTGTCAAAGTGTAATTGTGTTACTTGATATTGTATTTCTTCAGGTGTCATTTAACTCCAAGGACTTTCATTCATATCTGTTATATCCCATTCTCCAAAACTTGGTTCATAATCTAATCCTACTTCAGCTAATCTTTCTTTTTGCATTCTTCTTATAACTTTCATTGGAAACCAAGAAGCCATAACAACATCTGACTTATTATTTCTACCTGATTGCTTACTAGCACCAGTTGAAAAATAAATTAGTTGCCTACGATATATATTACTCTTTGTTTCGCTTTCTGCACTACCATAAGGCAAACTTATTAATTGTTCCTTAAATAATTCTCTCATACTTCCAACGCCAAAGATAGGGTCAAATTTATTTTTTTGTGTCTGGTGTCCTTCAAGATATATACCTGTTCTTGAACAGTAATCTTTTAAATCTTTATCTTGTCGTATCGCTCTTTGAAAACCGTTCTCTTCAATAACCCAGTGTGAAAGTCCATACATCTCGTGCCATTTCTTTATCGTTTGTTTAGCTTGTATAACACCACCACCCTCTTGATTTTCTATATCAACCATATAAAGTTTTCCTGAATCAGAATCTATAGCCCATAAGAAACAAGCCTGATAACCTGTAGAAGCTGGGTCAAGTCCTGCTATCAAATGTGTTCCAGCAGGTACCTGCCCTACAACTCTATTTACATCTCTACAAACATCTATCTCTTCTACATCAAACATTGTTATACCATCTACAAATGCTTTGTTGAGATACACCATCTCAAAGATAGCTTTACCACCTGTAGTTTCAGCTGCGTGTAATCTTGACAATAACCATTTGTAACTACGTTTTCCTGCCCATAACATACAGTCAGAATGTAACTCAATTTCGTTTTCTGGCAGTACACACTCCGTACTATGTGCCTCTTCTACAATCGTTGTCATCTCTGGGTTCTCTAAAAGAAAGTTATATAAATCTTCAGGATGCTGTCTTGATCCAATCACAACAATAGCTGTATGTTCTTCTTTACGACTAGAAAGTGTTGTTGTCCACCATTGCCTAGTCTGCTCTCTAGCACTAGGTTGTACAGTTGTTCCGTGGTCCTCAATATCATCAGCAATAATTAAGTCACAGTCACGAGAAAGAATCTTACCACCTTTACCGACAGCAACCATAGTTGGTGATTTAATACCAGTAACTGTTCTTGTAGCAGTTGTAAACTGACCAGATGTCCAAGACTTACCTGATCTATTCTTAGGTTTGAATGTAGCTCCTGGTCCACAAAAATCCTCTATAAGTTTTTCGTTATGTTCTAAGTGGTCAACAACAGCACCTACTGCATTCTTTGCAATCTCTTCGTTACCACCTACCCACATAATTCTGACATTAGGATTTCTACATATCTGCCATATAGCAAAGTGTGTAAGTAGGTCAGTCTTGCCGTGTCGTGGTGGACTAAGAATCATCTGTTCTCCACCTTCATCAATAGCATTTAAAATAGATTGAATCCATCTCTGGTGAAAATCTGCTGTTTCGTACTTATCTCCAGTTTCTGTTTGAAAGTACCTATCTCTAAAATCCTCAAACTTTTGTAGTGACTCAATAGCTTCTTGTGGTGTTGTCCAATCTTCTCGTTGTTCTGCATTAGTCTTATCTATGCGATAAGCATTGTGCATTTTGTTAACTATATCTTTAGCTACGCCTATAAGTCGTGCTACATCAGATTGTGATATTGTTTTTTGTTCTACAAGACTTGCATAATTTTTTACATAGTCTTTATAGTGTTCACCACGATTTAATGTTGTTTCGTTTATATCTAGTTTATTTATAGCTTCTAGTCGCTCACGCTCTTTAGCTCGTTTGTATTTAGCTCTATTAGAACATTGGGTTGAGCAATAACGACTATTACCATTCTTAATAGTAAATTTTTTTTCACAACCTGTATTGCTACATTGTTTGCGTTCAGCCATTATTTATTTTTTATTTTTAGGAAGTTTTTTTATCTTTCCATTTTCTGTTCTAGCAAACCTATGTGTCTTTGTTTCTCTACTAGGGATCAAGGTGCCACTATATCTTTTGCCACCATACATCCAACTTACTTTAGCCATTCTCTCTCCTTACCAAGCTCTACACGACCAATATCGTGCAGATGTTTTGTCCTTAGCTGTGCTGCATTTGTGTCTAGCACGAAAAGAAGCACGAGCTTTAGGATTGTTTTTCCTAATCTTCATATTAGGGTCGCCAAACATTATTTTCTTGACTTTCCCATTTTTCATTACAAAGAC